CTAAATGTAAAGCTCGATGCATTAACTGTATCTTTTACTGTTCCTAAGTAGCTAATTGATGCAGATGGTGGGGCTTGTAAAGCAGAAATGTGTAATTCTTTATGACTATTTGCTACAATGCTAGTCAAAATATAATCAGAATTTTCTGTAAGATCATAAGTATCGCCGGTAACATAAGTGTACCCTGAAGTCGTAATTGCACCTGCCGATGCGCCATTTGAATAATGAATTCGTATAACAGAATCGTTAGACTGGGGTGCTAAAGTGTGTGCTCCGTTGTTAATGCCTTTTTGCATTTGTCCATTAGCTTCATCTAACGTTTCTGTCCCTGACGAGTTTGTGCCGAGATCAAAGATTGTGTGGCTAAATCCTGTTGAAGCTGGAATTACACCCCCGCCCAATTTCGGGCCAGTAATGGCTTTAGCTCCAATGTTTGCAGTTGCTATCGTTCCATAACTTAAATCAGTACCATCAGATTTGAGAACTGTGTTTGCAGAACCAACGGCTAATCTTGCAGTAGCATTGGAACTATCTCGAAAAATTAAATCTCCACGGGTAGTCATTGGATCAGATAAACTGCCAGCATTACCAGAGCGAGTGAATTGAACTAAAACGTCATCAGAATTTGAAAAACTACCAGAGCTATCAATATGGGTTAATGCTAGTTTTACATAACCACTTGCATCAGTAGATGCCCCACTAATTTTATATATAGCAAAATTTTGCTGTGCAGATTTTTTAACAATAATAACCTGACCACGATCACTTGTATTATTAGAATCATCCCAAGTTAATAAAAAAGCACTTACATCTGGATTACCGGAAGCGGCAGATGTATCATCTAAATAAGCGGCTGTAACCGAACCAAGTGTTCCATTATTAAGGCGTATATTCCCAGCACCTGGATCACTATCCGTTGTAGTTGTGCTAAAAGTATAAGGCAATCCACCAAAACCATCTGGACCCGTAGCACCTGTACTTCCTGTACTTCCTGTACTTCCTGTGCTTCCTGTGCTTCCAGTATCGCCTTTCAAACCTGTGCGAGTAAAAGCAACTCTTGTTGCATCTGAATTTGAAAAAGTACCATTTGATGCAACGTGACTTACTGCAATTTGCGCCCAACCAGAATTATCTGTTAATCCTGTAACATTAAATATAGCAAAAGTTGCTGGTGTACCAACTTTAGTAATTTGAAACTGCCCTTTAACAGTAGAAGTTGAATCATCCCAAGTAGCTATAAAAGCATTAATATCTGGATTGCCTGTATCTGCTGTTGTGTCATCAATTGCAATAGCAGTTACACTAGCAATAGTTGCATGATTAAAACGAATAGATCCTGTTCCCGGATCTGCCATACTTGTTGAATTTGACCACGTATATTTATGAGCAACAGCACCAACTTCATTTGCCGCTGTCGTGGCTGAACTTGCTGATGCTGTTGCAGAAGTTGCTGATGCTGTTGCAGAAGTAGCAGAAGCAGTAGCAGAAGTAGCAGAAGCTGTTGCAGAAGTAGCCGCCGCTGTAACAGATGTTGTAAGATCACTTGGATTAACAGAAGATACTTCAATACCAGCATCAGAAGAAACGACAACACAACCCGGAGTTGTAGTTGCACCATCAGGCCAATCTAAAGAATATGTTTCTGTTGATGTGGCTGGTCTACCAACTTTTCTACCTATATTAGAAATAAGTTGTTTAAACAAAACCATTGTTTTGTCTAAAAAAGTATTCAAAGTTGTAATATTAAAAACACCAGAAGTAGGAAAATCAGTTGTTCTGGTTGCCGCCATATTAAGTTCTATTGTAACTTTATCATCAGCAGAAGCTTCATTACCTGATGTTAAAGTAACTGTACCACCATCAAAACCGCCATCATATGTAGTAACAGGTGTTACTGTATAATGAGTTGTTTTAGTAAGCTTAGTACCTTGCTTATAAACATCTAAATCATCTTCATCGAAAAACTCGAAAGGTATAGTAAAAGCAGTCTGGCCTCCAGATGCTGTATAAGTAATTCTAGTAGCTGTTGAACTTATTGTAATATGCGCCATATCAATCCTCCGTTAGCGTGATAGCATCTCTTTGTACTCTATCAACAGCCCATGCCCACCATATTAATTGATTAAATGGTATTAATCGCCTCACAGCTTTTATCTGATCTGCTGTGCTGGCATCTGGATCTGTAATAGAAGTTATAAGTTTAGCCAACAACCCAAATGTTGGACCACCTGATGTTCCTATAGCTCTGGCTGCATCTGTATCGCCAAATGCCGGATCTATTCCTGCAAGTGGTCGAATTCCTAATGGTGATTCTAAAAATGCTCCAGTCGATGTTTCCAGCATATTGTTTAATTCAAACAAAATACCTGTAACACCAGAGTAATCAACAGCTTGTATAAGACGATCCATACTTAATAATGGTCTACTGTCATATGGGCCAGATCTAATGACATCTACTAAATAACCTAACCCAATCATAGCAAGCATACCATGTAAAGCTTGTGCATCTCTTTGCTGTAAACCAGCTAATAATGTTCTATTAGTTGCTCCCATACCAAATGATTTAAATTGGAAAATTACACTACCTAATGGTGTATCTGCAAAGTTTGGTTTATCGCCCGGTCTTGGTGTAATAACAGCATTGTTTACTTCTTCAACTAAACCAGCACGAAACTTTCTTGTAACTTCTACATCAGTCCATTTTTCTGTGTTAGCTAAATATAATTTATTTGTCCCGTTTCCAGGACCAACTGCACCAGAATCTTTCCATTGTTTTGCTATTGCTTTTGCATCATCTTTGTCAATGCCAAGTCTTAATAATGTTTCTTTTTGTCTTCTAGTAAGTGTTTGACCTTTAGACCATCTAATAGAACTTTCAATCATCTGTGATTGTATTATTCCACCAGAAAATCTTTTCATCATATCAGTATATGCAGATAGTCCATTAACTAAAAACATTGCATTAGCACCTTCTTGTGCTAATCGTTCGCCAGCAGTAGAAGCTGTATATAAAGGATTAATATCCATCATTACTTCAAATCGTCCATGCAAAGCCATTTCAGCCGCTTCGCCAGCCAATTCTACTTCTATACCAGCTTTTTTAAATTCTTGTGCGGCTATTGTAAATTTATCAAATGTACCACCTACAGTTTCTTTAAAGCCTACAGCACCTATAGTACGTCCTATATCAGCCAAAGCCGCTACTGTAGCTTTACCCATCAATGCCATTACCATCCAGTTTTTTGTAAATTGTGTAGCTCTAAATCCTAATGAACTAGGATCTTCTGGTATCGCATAAACACCAATAGTTTTATCTCTTAAATCTGTTGCAGCTTGTATTTGTTTTTTCTTTTCTCTTATTAAAAATGAAACTTCAGCTTCTTTACCTTTTTCATTCATTAATAAACTAATTTCTTCATCCATCATTTCTTCTAATTCATCAATACGTCTTTGACCATTAACATCTCCATACCTGCGTTGCATTTCAATAGCCATAGAAGCTTTACGATGATATGTTTTCATCATAATTTCTGGATCAGTTTCAATAAAACTACCACCTTTTAGTTCTGGAACATTAATAAATAAATGTGATGGTAAATTTAATCTTCTTGAAAGTAACCCATTGCTACCATTAATAATTTCTGCACCCGGATCACGAGATAATGCATCTATCTCATCAATAACTTCTTTTACTGCTTTTGCTACACCATTGCCTAAACCATAATCACGTACAATTCTGTCTACAAGTATTCGTGCTTCTTCATTACGTGCTGCCGTAGATAAAGGCTTTCTATTGCTATCACGCATTTTGCTAATAGCTTCAATTTTCTTTTTTGTTCTTGCAATTATATAAGGTTCTATTTTTTCTGCTTTCATCAAGTCTTCTACTTGACGAGCAACCCTACCTAATTTACCAACTTTTAAAATATTATCTACTGTATCAGAAACACGCTCTCCAACAGTTGCATTTTTTGTATATTGCTCGTGTATTATTTTTTCTAAAACTTCAGGATTTTCTCGTATTGCTTTTTGTTTAAACATACGATGAAAATGACCGGGTGCTCCTGGTTCAAGTTGAGGTAATCTTGTAGGATCATTTATAGTTTTTTCAATTTTTTCTAATTCTTCTCTTAATAAATTTTGTTTAGTTTTCATATCAGGTAGATATATTTCTTCTATAGTTTGTTTTAATTCTAACTGATCTTTAGTAATAGAATCTTTTGATTTGATATCTTTTAATTTATTTTGCCATAAAGTAATTCTTTCATTTAAACTATTTAAAGATCTAGTTTTATCAGCTTGTATAATCTCTAATTTACTTACATTAAATGCACCTACTTCTTTTAGTGCCTCACCCATTGAATTCATATATTTAGCTTGTGCATTTATAGCTTCTTGTATTTGAGGTGTTCTAGCTTCATATCCAGGTATTAAATATGATTTAGTAGTTTCTTCTCCAAATTCACGATAATTGCGTCTAGCAGTTGGTGATATAGATTGTTTTAGATATTGAAAAGCTTGACCCATTGGCGTTGATTTTTCAGTATCAGTTTTAACACCAACTTGACGCATATAAGCATCCCACATATCTGTTGTTGCTTGTATCAGTTTTGGATTATGCAATGTTGCCATTGAATAAACAGCAGTAGATGATGCAATATCTCCTTCTCTATTTCCTTTATTCATTAACCCTAATGGCCCAGACATTTCATCTGCAAAACGTGCAATTGAATTTCCTGCTAAACCTGTAAATTTATTATTTTTTAATGCATAAAACGGATGAAAACTTGGACTTAATTTTTCTAATCCAGTACCAGTTTCTACTAAACGATCTGGTTCATAAGACCGACTGATAAGAAGATAATCATCATATAATTTACGATCCGCTACTATTTTATCTATTCGCTCATTGTAAGCTTTTTGAGTTTCACCTTTTACTGGACGTACAAAAGATTCAACACTTTCCCGACTTATTCCCGTATCTTTCCCTGACTCTTCCTTGATCTTTCCCGCATCTTTCCTTGGTTCTTCCCTAGTCTTTCCCGCTTGTGCACGATTTATTTCTGTTACTTCTACAGTATCAGAACCAGCTTTTTGATATTCAACTGTAGTTTTAAACTCAGTTTGTGGACGAATACCATCAGTAACCCCAGGCATTTCATCTTCTAATCTATTTGCTGTTTCTACTATTTTCTGGTGATCGTCAAACCATTGTTTAGTTGTACGATTTATTGTCCTAGAACCAACCATACCAGCCAAGCCACCTAATGCACCTCCAAATAAAGTACCGCCACCAATAGTAAATAGTGTTTCAGGTACAGTAGATGTAGGATCTAACTCATGCCTTAAATATTCTTCAGTTCCAAGAATACCGCCAATTACAGGCGCAGTCTTTTTAAAACCTTCTCTAAAACCTATACCTCGAGCAAATGGAACAGGAATTAAAATAGAAGGATTTAATGCATTACCAATTAATCGTGTAATAAAAGCATTGTTTTGATCTAACTCACGCCTACGTCTTGTATTAGTTTCAATCATATCTTTAACAGCTAAGAACTGTTCTGGCGTTCTGGCGTCTAAAAATTCACGATAATACTGTGGATCAATATCAGAAAAATCTTCATCTGTATAAGGATTATAGCCTTCTCTATCGTCTTGAAACAAAGCTCCACGTTTTGCTCTAATAGCGAATGATTGTATACCTTCTCCTATACCCCAATCTAATGCAGCAGTATTCCAGAGATCATCTATATAAGAAAGACCTTCAGTATTGACTGGCTGGGCTAATGACTGTGCATGCAAACGCATGCGTGACATTCGATTAAGTGGGCGTGTAGTTTGTAAATCTGTCATTTTTAATTTATGTCATCTATTATAGAATCAACAAAATCCACAACTGCTGGATTCATTCCAAATTTATCACCTTGTATATATCTACCTAGTGCTGTTGGTAATTCTAATAATTTTGTTGATGGGTCAATATTCAAATCATGTACCTTAGCAAGATTATGTACATCATCATGTCTTTTAATACTTTCTACCAGACCTTCAGTAATTAATTTTTTATTTTGATTGTTTATTAATTTTCTAGAACGAATCCTAATAGCTCGACCATCTCCATCAGTTAAGAACTGAGGGCCATCTAAATAATTTACAATTACATTATATATAGGAGTTCCATCTATATCAGACCTAAGAAAGTCTAAAAATGTATTTTTACCTAATTGCAATGTTTCTGCGCCATCGACTACAGGTAATATAGCATTTACAAAATTTGGTGAATCTGGATCATCGGGTTCATCAGCTTGAAAAACTTCTTTACCAGTATAACCTAATCGTTTTCCTATTTTTTTAACTTCTTTAGTAAGTGCTTTCCTTGCAAAATTAGCATTACCATTCATATCTGTCATAGTTACTTCAGGAGCATTTTTTACAAGACTAAGAGATCGTGTACCTTGAAAATTACTATTAGCTGGAGCTGTTATATATGATGGACCATAGTTTCCATTTAACAAAACTTCCATAATAGATTTTTTAATTAAATCTTCTTCATCTATTTCATCTACATCTTCATATGTTGCAAAACGATCTATTCTCTGGTTAACTACAAATTGAACTTCTTCTATAAACTCTTTTGAAATTTGCAATGGTTTTGTTCTAGCACGTAGCTCTTGAAATGAAAATTTTTCGTCACGAGTTAAATTAAATGCGTCTCTTAATACTCCTGGCATATTTCTTTTTATAAAATTTGGGCCAACTTCGTTTTGTGTTAATTCTTGAATTTGATTAGTTAAATCAATTTTTAATTGACTGTCTTTTACATCACTATCTTTACCACTCATTCTTCGGAATATTTCTAATCTTTCTGAATTGGATAACCTTTTTACATCTTTAAAAAGGTCGATCTGGTCATTGCCTCCTTTATGCAAACCCGTATTAATAATAAATCTATATCTATCAACAAGGTTAGTTCCTTTTTTACCAAATTGAGAACCTAAAGAATCCATAATATTAGCCAAAGGAGCACGCTCATCTAACATTTTAATAATATTAGCTGATGTAAGAGTTCGTTTTACATCTTGTGTGCCAATTGCAGTTCTTGCGTAATTAATAAAAGAAGTAGGAATTATGCCATGCATTGATACATATTCTGTAAGCATATCAACTACACGATCATCATCGTAAATATTTGGGTCTGTACTCATACCTTTATCTTCTAACAAATTATTAAATATACGATCTACTGCTCTTATAGTTTTTTCATTACGTTCTACACTTCTACCCTTTCCAGTTCTACTATAGTCTTTCATTGCATTTATTACAGGGATTGCTTCCACTATTTCTTTTGTTTCAGCTTTAACACTAGCTTCAGCATCTTCTAATCTTGAACGCAATAAAATTAATGTATCGCCTTCATTTAATCCATTTTTTCTTGCGTCTTGTAATGTTTGTAAAGCTACACCTGAAAGATATGGGTCACTAGCATTTGTAAGATCTCGAATTTGCATTTGCACACGTTTAGACTGACTATTTCTATTGTTTACGTCTGATAATTTATTAAGCAAACTTAAAGCAGCTGTAGGATTTTGAGCAATAACTTCTGGTGTCACACCTAATACGTCTAGATCTAAACCAGTCGATTTAGCTATTCCCGGCAATACATTACCAATCATTGTTAATACATTTTGTCGATTTTGTGCGTTATCTACTCCACGCATACCTACAACAACAGTTCTTAATCCTGCAACTAATGCATCAATCTCAGGTTTTTTTAAGTTTAATGATTTAATAAAAGAACTTTTAGTTAAATCTCCTTCTCCCTGAAGCAATCCTTCTACTGCTTTACTCCTATCAAGGTGTTTATTCATTCTTGCAAGCATATCAACCATATGCGTTTGTGCAGAACGTATATCTGCTTTTCGCAATCTTTGTTCTATAAAAGCCGGACCCATTGTAGAATATGTTTCTGAATTCCTTAATCTTTCCGCAAATTGTTTTCTAACTTCTTGATAAACTTTTGGATCACCAATAACACCGGAAGCAAAAAGATCGTTTTCATGCCGATCGTGATCAAATGATTCTTGTAGTTTTGTATTAGCTAAATCTAATTTAGCTTTTTCCTGTAAAACAGCAGATGTCAATCTGCTATAAAGTTGATTTGTATATTGTTCTACTTGTGGTCTTATACGAGGATCTACTTGTTTGACAGTTTCAGTAATATAACTGCCAGCTTCTTTTTGAAACTTATTAGGATTACTAGGATTTTTAATAGCTATTTCAGTAATTGTATTAGAAATATCATTATTTAATTGCGCTTCATATCTACTTAAAAGTTGTTTATTATATGCTCTACCAGTAATCGTTAATTCACTTTTTAATTCTGGTAATTGTATAAAACCATTTCCTAAATTTACTGTAATTTCATTGCCTGCAAAATTAGGTGAATTAGGATTATTAGCATCTTCTGGATCAAATGCTGGATCAGTAGACTGTCTTTCATCAGTTACTTTTTTAAATTGAACTGTAGCTGCTTCTGATGCACCTTCTTTAGCACGTTTTATATCTAATTTTTTTGAAGCAAAATTAAAAATAGCATCAGCCGCATCGATTCCT